GTTACGAAGACTACACACAGCACAAAGACCCCAAAAGGCGTGCTAACTTCAGGGCGCGGCACAACTGTGATTCCGTAACCGACAAAAACACAGCCCGTCACTGGGCTTGTGAAGACCTCTGGTAATCCTTATGGCAAAACCCAAATCTTCCGGCTCCATCAAAATTCAATCCAAGCCCAAAAAAACCAGGCAAGGACAAGGTATGAACTCACTTCCTAATCACGGACGCAAACAACGTCGCGGTCAAGGTAAGTAATAAGTTGTGTATATTGGGGGTAATTAAGTTACCCCCATGTCTGATTTTTCTGCCGCAATTGAGCTAATCAGAAAGTACGAAGGGTATAACGAGAAGGCTTACCCAGATCCAGCCACTGGTAGTGAACCTTACACCATTGGTTACGGCACGCAGTATTACCCAGATGGTTCTCCAGTTAGGCGTGGACACCTCTGCACAAAACGTAAAGCCCTGGAGTATTTGTACCACGAGTTAGAAGTGCTAGACACTGAGCTAAAGAAGCTCAATCTGGGTCTTGACGATTCGATGCACCAGGCCCTACTTTCGTTTATTCATTCTGTTGGCTGGAGTTCCTTCTTGTACAGCAACATCATTGATTGTTTGGAACGAGAAGATTGGCGTGGTGCCAGTGAGGAGATCCCAAAGTGGGTCTTTGATCAAGACCATAAAATGGTTGGTGCTCTCCTGCATCGCCGCCAAGAGGAAGTCGCTTTGTTCTTGCGGCAAGCCAATGACAACCCCTGGGTCTCTACAGCAATTCTTCTGACGGCATTCCGCAATTACAGCGCAGCTGCCCACCAGGTACGTGCAATCCGTATTCTGGAGGAGTCAATCAATCCTTATACCTTGTCGGAATTTGCCAATGCCTACAGGATTGACGAAGACCCCTGGTGTGGTTCAGAGTACGAGGAATTTGATCCTCAAGGCATCTGTGACATTTAGCTTTAGAATAGTTTCAATTGAAGCATGAAACCAGGAATGGACAGATCGGTTGAACCTCACCAATTTGAGCTTCCTCTAGAGCTTCAATTCTCGATGCGTAAAGCCGAGCTACAGGCGCAGGAGATGACGTGGGATCAGCTCTATTCCGCACTCTTGAACCTGTACCATCAGCGGTTGATGGAATGGTATGCGGTCAAATCGTTGATGGCCGATGAGAATGTCAATATTGAGTTTGACATCCCCACCGACCTTGAATTAGCGGAACTCGCCGCCGCATGCATTTACGACGACGAGGATGATGACGAAGAGCTTCAGCCGTTTTGAGCTTCGTCAAATTGAATGAGGCGATCCAAGTACCACTGAGCTTTTTTCAGTGACTCGGTACCGCCCTTCATCCGTTCACGCCAGTTATATTTCATCAGATTTCCTTTACAGTAACCACGGAATTCTTCCGGGGTTAAGGCAGCTTCAATAGCTTCAATGCACTCAATGCCGCCACCATCTGTGTAGTGCGGGGGATGGTTCACCTGGTCCTCTTGAACCGTAGGTGCTTCTTCCTTGACAGCCCAAGGCACCGGGCAAACGCCGTCTTTACATTCCATCTTGAGAGTATCGCTGGTTTCTACCGGAGCAAACCACGTCTTTTCTGCGACAGGATCAGCTCCTCTTCCGGCGCTGTCCCCAAGTCCAGAACTAAGGTCTTCGGTCGTGGCGATGAAGCTGGGTACATCTCTACCGCTTCCTCCATCGATGGGATATAACCCGTCATTCCAGGCCGTGCCCCCTCGAGTTCCAGTGGATTCCTTTCCAGCCCCTCTTGGCATAATGTCAGTCCGCGATTGTACTGATCATATAATGGCACGTCATTCTCTTCATTGTCGAGATTGGTGCCAAATGTTGCCTGATTCAGACAACGGCACATGACTTCATCAATGATGCTTTGACCGAGACCGTCGCGGTAATCAGCAGGGTTATGCATGGAAATATCCTGGCCTAAATTGCCTCGATTACAATATTAACATGGCAAGATTCTATAACCCCCGCAGAGAAAACATTGACCAACCGGTTGATACACCAGTTGGTTACAGGGGGCGTCTTGGTTATGACCCACGACAAGATTCTGGCTCCTCGGGCGGCGAGGTTAGTGACCTTACGCCGGAACGTCAATATGATGTTGACTTACGTCGACTAGATCGAGAGGAACGGGACACAGCTGCCGCCGCTGATACCGCCAACGTTATCCAGCAGGGCCGTGTTTCGCGGTACCTCAACGCAGCACGCCTGGCTGAAAAGTACAAATCTCAAGCCGATACAAAGTATCCAATCGTTGGTAATTCCGTGGGGCGATACCCCTCAGGGCGACAGGGTGTTGTGCTGCCAAGCTTAGGCGAGGCCCCAGGGGCTCGTGGGAGTGTCAACTACGCAGGTCAGCCCCAGCCAAGGACAGGCAAACCATATAACTGGCTTGATAGCTTTAGCTAAGTATTGCCCCCACCGGCTGCTTCCATTAATCGCATTGGACTCAACGCATAACTCATAGGCGCTTGTCCCATCGAGCTTAACAGAGAAGGAATTTTGCCGGCTTGTTTAGCGCTTTTTAATTGAATCTTTGCTTTTTCAACACCCGGTAAAAAGGGTTTTGCATAAGCGCTGTACTTGCCGGCAAGTTGCATGACTTTTTGTATTATTTTTTATTTTACTTAAACCTTACTGAAGACAACTTCAGGGGCTTGATTTTGGTACTTACCCTTGCGGTCCTGGTAGCTGACTTCGCATGGGTTACCGCGATAGAAGAGGAGTTGGGTAACGCCTTCATCAGCGTAAATGCGGTTAAACAGGCCCGTGCAGTTACTGATTTCAAGCGTTAGGTAACCCTCCCAGCCACTTTCGGCAGGAGTGATATTAACCAGGATTCCTGATCGAGCATACGTAGATTTACCAACGGCAACTACGGTGACATCACGGGGAAGCTTGAGGCGCTCTCGTGCCACGCCCAGGCAATACCCGTAGGGAGGAAGCAGGAAGTATTTACCTTTCTCGTCTTCCAGTAATTCGGCATTGGTTAAGATTTCTGGTTTGAAATCTTTTGGGTCACATTCACCTTCTGAAATGCGTCCAAAGATAAGACATTGCTCTGGCGACAAGCGGATGTCATATCCATAGGAACTTAGCCCATAGCTGAGAATACGGCGTCCATCTTCTTTGCTGACGAGACGATCCTGGAACGGAACGATCATCTCCTCATCTTCCGCCAGTTGACGGATTTCTTTGTCGCAGAGAACGCTCATAGACCTTTTAAAGCTTTTTCAATATAGGTCATTCAGCAAAGAACACGACCCTTTTCAGAATAAATATCGATGAATCGTTGGGTTGCTTCACCAATATTGTCCTTGGGTTGCAAATAAACTAAGAATGAGGTACAGGTGTTATGGTTTTTAACTCCTTCGTTCGTTCGTGCTACAAGGTTTGGTACAGTACGCAGGATGCACACCGGAAAATCAAATAGCCGTTGTTCGTACCTAAACATGTCAGGACAGTTGGAAAAGTAAAGCCCCTCCTCAATTTCGTTGTGGTACCAGGCTTTAAACAGACGGCGAAACCAAACCGCATGGGACGATGTCAAGGTCGCAGAACACGCCCTTGTCATCTTCCAACGTTCGTTCTTTTTATCCCAAAAGTATGTCCCACTGGGCGGGAACAAGTAAACCTTACCGAACCACCCTTGGTCGTTTAGTCCATCATCTGTAGGTGTGAAGAAATTTTTAGCATTGACATACTCATTGGCAAAAGTAGAGCTGGCAACATCAAGGTCAATGTGACCCATCAGTCCGTGCGCTGCTGCAACAAGATCCGCGTTGGTCACAAGCTCCAGATCTTCACGGCGCATGCCGCTTTTGGTAATTGCCATTATTGATTAGTTACTTGGTTATAGCTGATTTCAAAATAGCGAATGCCCTCATCATCATTGATGACGTATCCAGCTTTTTCAGTTGGATCAATCTTTTGTGCTGCGGAAAGGATGCGACGGAAGCTCTCGGCTAAATCACCATCATTTCCACGCTCACACTCTTCTTGTGCCGAGTGAATTTCTTTGAGGGTCCAAAAGAACATTGAACGTTCTTTGTTCCTTGGTTGGAACACCATTACCCCAGGCCCTTCTGCATCCCACATCTTGCAGTAGTGCTCACCCATGTCACCAAGGATTAAACGCACCGTAGCATCCAGCATCCGGACCTTGGTATTGTCCATATCAGGACCAATGGCCTGAGCAATTAGTTTCTCGCGTCTATTCATGGGATGCTAAACCTTGTTTCTGAAGGACTTCCTGGAGCTTGGGCAGTGGTTGGTAGATGACGACCAACTTGCCTAAGACACCACGCTTTTTAATAAGCTTACCGCTTTCGTCCCGAAGTTTGTCAAACTCACCCGAACGAATTAAATACTCAGCAACGCAACGCAACCGCCGTTTAAGAGGGAGTTCTGCAGCTGGAAATTTACTACAAATGGTGTCAGGATTCATGTCACGAAAGGCAACACGCAATCGATTAGCCAAAGTCATGTTTGAATTCACGTCCTCTTCTTCGTAGTTTCTGATGATTTCCAGATACCGACGCAGGCAGCCATCATCGAAGGAACCTTCGGGCGGCATGAAGCATTCCACCTGGAGCGCCAAAGAAATCGGAAGGAGTTCTTTGTAATTCTCTAGGTTTACTTCTTTGATGCGGAACGTTTCAAATCTATGCGCCAGGGGCACTGTCTTCTTCTGCATCTGGAGAATTTTCTAAAGAAGTCAAATAAGCGTCAATGGAATGCGGGTTGATCCGATAACCGTGAGAATTTTTCTCTTTGTAGTCTTTATTGCTTAGCTCAGGATTTTTGGCAAAGGAGCGCACCAGGTTGTTCCAAGGAATCCGAAGCTTGTTCTTCTTGTTGGCACCCGGATTGATGTTGACATAATGAATGCCCTCACTCCAGCCAGCGCCTTTTGTACTGGTCTTACCAATGGCGATCCAATTGCGGATCGTTTGATCAGAAACCGACAGGCGCCTGGCACACTCCTCAGTTGAGATGTATTCGTCTGCGTACATCTCAGGATTGGGACTGGTTTTATCTTGAGCCCCTTGTTGTAAAGCCCAGAGGCTGCCGAGAATATTACGAATTCCTTTCAATTCGTAAGCAATGTCCTCTAAGCCTTTGCGAATTCCGTACGACATACCTCAACTGTTTTGGCTAAATGCTAATGTATTTGAACAAGCTTTGTTACGACTATGGACGAACAAGTCCAAAATAGTGTTCCGCCCGAGTTCAAGCCAATGCCCAAGCTTTCGGCAGAACAGGTGGAGATGTTAAAAGCTGTTGCCAGGGAGCGTGCGATTGCCCAGGCAGCCGCCGAAGCACCTCCTCAACCCCCACAGAATCAACGCATTGCCGCACCGCCACCGTCCATGCTGCCACCTCAGGTACAGCCTCAAGTTATTTATGTGCGGCGTAATTTTACGGTTGCTGAACTTCTCTTGATTCTTCTCTTGTCTTGCGGCTTGGTAGCTGGCACGCAAGCCTTGTGGGGACTTGGATCTCGCATCTTACCTCAAGTTGAAATAAAGGTCAAATAAAATACGACAAACCTAAACTATAATTTTAGTTATAAGGTTTGCGAGCGTATAGGTGGCCAATAGGCGGATCTCAGATTTACCTGCAATTAGTTCGGTCGACATTGCTGATGCCGACCTATTTACTATTGTCCATACAGCCGAAGTAGATCCTGGGTTAAAAAATAAAAAATTTACCGTACAAGAACATAAGGCATATCTCAATAATTATTACTTGCAGCTGACCGGCGGCACGGTTAACAACCTGACGGTCACTAATAACTTAAACGTATCAGGCAACACGACTCTCCAGGGAAATCTTGGTGTTTCAGGTACTGCCAGTTTTGCAAATTTAATCATCGATGATCTGACCGTAACAGGTACCCTGAGCGGTGCAACAATTACCGGTCAAAGCATCCAAGGTTTAAATGTTAATGGCAACAACGGTTATTTTGTAAGCCTTCAAGTTGTCAATGGAACGGCAGATACTTTTCAAATTTCTGCAATTAGTGGCAACACAATTACAGGTAATGCGATTGCTGCAAGCGGTATTACCGGTCAAACGATTACCGGAAATACGGTTAATGCCATTAATCTTAATGCCGTAACGATTACGCGAGTTACCGGAG